TAGCTAAAAACATTTCTCTATTAACGTTCTGAGACTGCTTATCTTTACGAACATTAGATGCTGAAATTAAGTACCTACCTAGGTAATTTTTATTTTCATGTGCATCTCTAAACAAATTCTCAATAGTACCAAAATAAAAGTTTTTATTAGACTCAAAAAATATAAAGTTTTTTGCTGTACCATCTTTAGGTATAGCTTTAGAGGCTAGCCAATTTATACATTTAAGTGGAGACCAACCTGGTGAAATAAACTTTACTTTATTTACCGCTTCATTAATAACAATTAACTCTGTAGGGTTAGGGTCTTCTTTAATTTCAGTTTGAGACTCAGATATATTAAAGTTACGAGAAGTAGCTAAAAAGTCTGAAAATATTTGACCTGCAACATCTGTTACAGCACCCTCAAAAGGTGAGAATAAAGGTAATGAAATATCGTAGAAAAATTCTACTGAGATAAAATGCAATACGAAGTTTTGAGTATTGCTATCTCTTACAATTGTTCTATCAGATAACTTAAATACTCTAAAGGTTTTTTCTATAACTTCCGAATCAGGAAATGAAGGGGTTCTTAATTTAACGTTAAGAAATTCTTCCCCATGAATATTGTATTTGTCAATTATATTTCTACTGTCTGTCAGTACCAAGTTACCATGAAGATAGTTTTTAAACAGGTCTTCGAATAAATTTAACTCAACAATAAATTCAGTTAGGTCAATTACCTCATCACTTGAATTAATGAGTTTGAGTTGTTCAATTCGTATCTCACCGGCACGTTGAAGGCCTTGTTCACCAATCATTATTCACCTAACTTCTTTTTAAAATCATTCACAACAGCATCTACATATTGTGCTTTTAATATTTTAATTCTACGTTTGGATTCATTTAACTCGTCTTCAAAGGCAAAATTTGTAACAGGGATTCCAGATAGAATTACAGTACTAGTAATATTAGCTCTGTTAGTAGTATTAGAAGTTTTTAATATTTGATCACCGGTTTTAAACCCACCTGATGTAATAGTAATCTTTACATTAGAGCTACTATTTTTTTGTGTGATGTAAGCGACACCATTATTGGTATTATTGGTAATTACATCATTAACGCTAAAATTGGTAAATGCATTTGAAGATAAAATATAAGCATTACCATTGGTGTAATTGCCATTGGCATCTTCAAAATGATGGGTAGCATTTACATCGGTATATTTACTAGCAACCTGTCTATTAAGATTGTTAGTATCTAAAGGCCAGTCAAATCGCGGGTCAATAATTTCATTGTAGTGTAACACTAACCAGTGAAGCTCGGAATTATTGTAGAACTTATCAGCAACAAGTTCAGGTGTCTCACCATCTTTAACATCGTATTCATCATAAAGACTTAAATTATTTTTTACTTCGTTAGATAATACAACACGGTTAGTAATGTTTGTTACAACTTGAACCGTACTAGCATCATCTAAAGAATAGAATGTATAGGGGAAGCTTTTAAAGTACATTAATAACCATCCTGTATCATATTCTTGGTGAGTATTTCTAGCTCTCGGAATGTAAGGGACATGTTTATTTCTGTTGGAGAACCATCCCTAAATGATGAAAATTGTTCACCACCATAACTTACATCCATATTTTCTAATACACAGGTTGCAAATTTATGAAAGTATCCATTCTCCTCACTACCAAAGTAATAGGAAATATTAAACTCAGATGGATAGATAAAGAATAGTTTACCTTCAGACATTTCTGGGTGCATATGAAATTTAAAGGTTTTTATAATTTCGTAGACATCATCAGATTCTTTTTTATTTTTAGGAAAAAATTTATACTTAAATGCAAATGATCTAAAGTCAACAGATTCAAAAACAGTCTCTTTAAATGGATTTAAGGAGGTACCCGAGGATACACTTAATGCTGATGATACATCTGCAGCGCCAAATGCACCTGGCAGTTTAGCTAAAGATGCACCCATTGCAGATACAGTTTCTGCACCTGCTCCAACTAACCCTTGGCTATCAAAAACACTACCACTTAATACACCAAGCAAAGTACCCAATTCTTTATTAGCATAATTCATGCTATATTTTACTGTTGGGGGACCATCAACATAAAGGGCAATAGCGTTAGAAATCCTATATGTAGTATCTTTTTTAAGTATATCAGAACTAGCCATTGTTGCACCAACTGTAAGACCAGCTCCTGCACCAACCACCTTAGACACGACTTTTGCTGTGGCGCCTGTCTTACCAAAAGCAGCACCAGCAGCGCTTACTAACGATGTAACTGCTACTCCCGTCGCCGCAACTGCAGCGCCTTCTGTTGCAAGTCTTATTGTATCACTACCTAATTGGTCTTTGGATAGATTAGCAGAATTGGGGTCTCTTTTAACTTCAAATTGTCTATTATCTTGATTAAACTTAGATTTACCTCTAACGTTAATGTTAAAAAGAACATAATGTTGTAAGTTAGGAGCTGTCTCAAGATCAGAGGGGTACTGAATTACCTTAACATCAAATTTATTTCGATCTATACTTCCAGCAGAAGCAGTGGATTCTTTGTATGCATCAAGTGCTATTTCTGTACGTGTACGTTGTTTTGTGTCTGAGCCATTGCTTTTCCATAAATAGTGGATTAGGTTATATTATATTTATCCCGTTATGTACAAAGCAACTTACAAAGGCCGATATAGGGTCGCTAATCCATCTAAGTACAGAGGTAACATTCACGACATCATTTATAGATCGTCTTGGGAGTTAAAATTTATGAAATGGTGTGATAATAACGCATCGGTGCTAGAGTGGGGGTCAGAAACCATGATTATACCTTACAAGTCACCTGTCGACAGTAAAGTACATCGATACTTTGTTGATTTTTATATTAGAGTAAAAGACAGACACGGCGCTATTACAAAATATTTAATTGAAATTAAACCTGAAAAGTTTACTAAACCCCCCTCTATACCTAAACGTCAGACTAAAAGATTTGTTGACGAAGTGTTTCAATATGGGGTGAATCAATCTAAATGGAAAGCTGCTGACGAGTATTGCATCGATAGAGGAATGAAATTTCTGGTTTTAACCGAAAAAGACCTTGGTTTATAATAGATAAATATAATTATGGCCACAGCTGTTAACCCTTTTAAAGATATTAGAATGAAAGCGGGTGATGTAGATCGCTCTCTTAACTGGTATCAGATTCAAACTAAGAACCTTAAGAACATTAGACCTAATCAGCTGATGGCAAATACGCCTGAATTAACGACAACCATTCTACCTGGTAATATGTACATGTTCTTTTACGATGCTAAGTTAAAGGATAAATTACCATACTGGGATATGTTTCCTCTGGTATTGCCTTTTAGAAAAGTAGCAGGTGGGTTTTTTGGGTTAAACTTACATTATATACCTTACCCTGTGCGTTTTAAATTACTTGCAGCAATGCATGATTTAGCCTATGATGCTAAGATTACCGAGAATACCAGACTCCAATTGAACTGGAGAATATTAAATGCTTCAACTAGATATTCTCCAATTAAGGCATGTGTTAAACATTACCTGTATGAACAGCTTCAATCTAGATTTTTGAAGATACATTATCCCGATTGGGTTACTGCTTCTCAGCTTCCTGTAGAGAGGTTTGTTGGAGCTAATAAACAAGAGGTCTGGAGAGACTCCAGAAAAAAATATTAATGGCTAAATCTAATTTTAATTTAAGTCAGTTTATAGGGGCTATTAGAGAAGATAGCCTTGCAAGAGTAAACAGATTTGAAGTCTTTATTAATCCCCCTGCAGCAATGATTAATAAAAACCGTTCTAATGCCAGTGCGGTTAGCTTGTACTGTGAAATGGCAAGCTTACCCCCGGTTAATATATCTACCAAATCATTTAAAATTTTCGGACCTACATATCAAAGACCGTTCGGCGCTGAGTACGGTGGGGAAGGCATATCTTTGACTTTCCATGTTGATAGAGATATGCAAGTTAAAAAATTCTTTGATGATTGGACTGCAACTATAGTAGACCCAGATTCCGGTTTAGTAGGATTTCAAGAAGATTATATTTCAACGATCAGCTTAAGGCAATTGGATGAAGAAGAGAATGTTACATATGAGTTAGAATTATATGAAGCATTCCCTAGAAGTGTAAATTTACTAGAATTAAATAACTCAGCTCAAAATCAAACCCATCGTCTTAATGTATTATTTGCATATCGTTATTGGAAAGATGTAGATAGAGAATTTCAAACTATGCCTATGGACATACCAAGACAAAGACAGTTCCCTCAAGTACCTGTAGTAGACACCAGAACTATGAGTACCAGTACCGGGGAAGATCAATATGATCAGTTAGGTAATTTTATTGGTCGATTTTAAATAATTATAGGAGATATTATGGCTTTACCAAAACTAGATACACCAACATATGAATTGATTTTACCTTCAACAGGGGATAAAGTAAGATTTAGACCGTTCTTAGTTAAAGAACACAAGATTCTTTTGACCATGTCAGAAGCTGATAACAATGAAGTAGCTAGAATTATTAGAGAGTTAGTTGACGTATGTACATTTAATACTATTAAAATTAAAGATTTACCACATTTTGATATTGAATATATCTTTATGCATTTAAGAGCTAAATCTATAAGTGAGACCGTTGATGTGGTTGTTAATTGTGAATGCGGTGAAAAAATTGATACTAAGTTTAGTATTGAAGACCTTAAAGTTGTTAAGCCAGAAGGTCATTCTAATAAAATTATGATTAACGATGAAATAGGTATTGAATTAAAATATCCTAACATTGACGATGTAGTAGATGTTTTTGCTACTAACGATAACCAAAGAGTTATCGATCTTATTTTAAGAAGTGTTAAAGCTATTTACAACCATGATGAATATTGGTCTGCAGCAGACCAGACTAAAGAAGAATTAGAAGAGTTTATTTTCTCTTTAACCAAGGCACAGTTTGATAAATTGGAGCAGTTCTTTGTAACAGCGCCAAAGATTGTTCAAACTATTGAATGTGATTGCCCTAAGTGTGGAAAACATAATGTTTCCAAACTTGAAGGATTACAGAATTTTTTCGTATAACCCTTTCCTCGGATAGCTTAGCTAATTACTTTACGCTAAACTTTTCATTAATGCATCATCATAAGTATAGTTTGACTGAAATTGAAAATATGATGCCGTGGGAGAGGGAAATTTATGTTTCGTTATTAATAGATTATATTAAACAAGAAAACGAAAAGCTGAAAATGCTTAAACAA